GCAAAAAAATTTTACATAAATAATTTAGTAAAACGAATAGAAGCAAATAATGGTAGAAATCTTTTTAAAGCAATAAAAGTAATTCCTATTTATACAACTGTTGTAGAAAATACAGATTGTGAAGTAGTAGATTATTCTGATTACATATATAAAAAACCTAATGTGTCATAAATATCACACTAAAAATTATTTTTGTAATTTATGAAAATGACTATTGAATAACCTAAAAATTCTGCTAGGTTATTAATAATGAAGATATTTAATAATAATAATAATGAGGATAAAATGAAAAAATTTAAATTTGAAAAAATAGATACAACTTACAAAAGTAAAAATTATACTGGAGATGAGATTGTAGTTAAACAAGCTATGAAATATGAGTATGATTTTCTTAAAGATCATATTGAAGTAGGTAAAATATATCTTACTGATCAAGAAAAAGAAATCTGGTCTATGGTAAAAGATCACGTTGTTAATGAAAAGCAAACTACACTTAGACAAAGTAATATTGCTGGTAGACTTAAAAAGTATATAGAAGATACAATGGGTCATAGAATGTCACCAAAAAATTATGGTTATGCTAATGAGAGTGGTTACTCTGATATGTACCCATACGAGATAGTAAAAGTAGTTAGTGAAAACACTATCGAGATTAGACCAATGGACACAGAGAGAGATGATTCAGTAGAGCTTAAATGGGTATCTGGTGGGTTTGCTGGTCATTGTGTTAATCAAGGTGAGCAGAAATGGTTTTATAAATCAAACCCAGACAATCCTGTTAAAAGAATTAGAAGAAGAAAAGATGGTTACTTTTATAATCATTGTAATAGAGTTTATCTTGAGCAAGAGCCAAGAAAATTTCACGACTATAACTTTTAATACAAGGGTGTTTAATCACACCCTTTTTTTATTTTGTGTAAAGGGTTTGACAAAACCTAGAAAATAAATTAGGTTCTTAATAATGAATAATTATAATAATAATAAGGAGAAATTAATGAATAGAAAACAGTATTTAGAATCAAGAACTAGAAATGGCAGAGAAACATGGAATTTATCTGTAAAAGAAATTAAAAGCTATCTTGAGGAACATAATCCGAAAATTTTAATTAAACATGGTGTAAGTGAATATACTTCTGATTTAGCTTCTGTAGTATATCACATAGGAAGTGCAAGACATATTAAAGAGGTTTTTAATGGGTATATGAACACTTATGTAAATGATGTTTTTTGGACTAGAGAAGCTACTGGGTGGACTGACGGTCACGAAGGAGCAGATTATGATGACACAGAGTGTATCAAAATAGAACAATCTTACTGGTTAAATCAAGATTAATAATAATAATAAAAAGGGGAAACTTATGAATAAAAAATACAAAAATATAATTTTTACTAAAAGCAAGAGAGGTGGTTATGAAGCTAATATTAGCGATCAGCTTTTTAATAAAGGTTACTACTTATACAAAGAATTAAAATATACTGGCAGTCGACAAATGTGGGTATTAATGAAAGGTCATACTAATGAAGTAAAAGTAAGTTCTAAACTCAGCAGTTTAGACTGGTGGATAGAAAGAAATATAAACAACAAGGAGAGTGCTTAACAGCACTTTCCTTTTCAATAATAATAAGGAGAAATAAATGATAACAACTAAGTATAAATGGGAAAGCAGTAGTAAGATGATAAAATCTGCTACTGAGGAATTAGTAAAAGCATCTTTAAAAGATGGGTGGTGTGTAAGTGTATTTTATGGAGAAACTTATGTATTAAACAACAACACATCTTTTGATATTATTATGGGTTATATACATCAATGTTGCTTTGATGGAGAACCAGTTACAATTTGCATAAGTAAGGGCGACAAAAAAGATTTTTGTTCTGTACTTTTAAATCAAGGTAGTCCAGATAAAGAAATATGTCATAGCTGTAATGATAAATATATTTCTGATTGGTGTTATAGAAGTAATAATGGTCAGAGGGAGATATAAATGGGTGGACTAAAATTTTATGACTTTTGCAGTAATGATACTGTAAAATTTAAAGTAATAACAAATGACAAAATAACTTATTACTTCAAGATTCATCATATAGACGACACAATAGGACTTTATGATAATGATATGAATTTAATAAAAACAATTAAAGGAGAAATATAATGAAAGCAATAAAACAATCAGAATATCTAAATGCTATTAAAAGAGCAAAAAATAGAATGGATAACAAAAACACTTTTTTTGTAAAGCAATTAGAAGATGACTTAGCAAAAGAAAAATGGGAAAAAGATTTTTGGTACAATAAATATAAAAATCTTAAGAATGAGATAGGCTTATTTTTTCCAAAGAAAGGATTTAACAATGATAGAAACTAGAAAATACTTAAAAGAAATAATTAATTGTAATTTAGATCCAGAAAGAAAAGTACAATTATTGTCAGAATTAGTAGAACAAGTAATAGATTACTCAGAGGAATTAAAAAGTTTACAAGATAGACATAATGCAAGAACAAAAAAAATTCTTTCGAGTGGGGGGTAATATGAACAAACACATTTTAAGACATATCTTAAAAAGTACCCCTAAAAGATATACATTTTGGAACACACATTTGCGTTTCAAAATATTAGGAATTTGCTTTTTATTATTTATTATTGTTTGCCTTGCTGGGTGCAGTTCAAAACGAATAGTAGATAGTAGAGGTAAATCATCTGCCAATGTCGAAGGCGACATGAACAGATACCATGATGACTTATATACTTGCGAATCTTTAGTAAAAGATGAAACAAATTTTTTACTAGATGCTGGTAAAGTAGTGTATAATTCATTAAGATTTAGAGTGTTATGGCTATCTCCTAAACTTCAAACAAGGAAAGATTATATAGATAACTGTTTGGAGGGAAGGGGATATAACATTGTTAACAAAAATAAATAATAATAATGAGGAGAAAAAAATGAACGAAGGAAAAATAGCTAAGACATACAACAATAGCAAAACTAATGAAGAGGGAGTGTATATAAATAATTATGCTTTTGATTTAGTTGATGGAAGTAGACTATATTGCAAAGAAAAATTAGAACCAGTTCCACAACCAAATTCTATAATTAGTTTTATTGTAAAGGGTGGTGTCAAAACATCTGCAAACGGAAATCAATACCGAAACGTAGAAAATGTTAAAGTAATTGCAGAAAGCGGTCAACCAGTTGCAACTACTAATGGTGCTAATGGATTCAAACCTGATGCCAACAAAGACAGACTAATATTTGTTACTGGTGTTGTAGGTAGAGCTATGGGTAGTGGTAATTTTTCTGAGGAAAAAATAGATGTCATTACTGAAAGAGCTATTGCATCTTTTAATAAACATCTTGGCTAATGAAAGATTATAAAAAACTTTTCAGCAGATTTTGGGGGTATGAAGATCAGACCCCTATTTGCTGGGGGTGTAATCAAGCTGTAGGGGTGGATATACACCATTTGATACCTAAGGGTATGGGTGGAGTAAAAAACAACAGATTGAACAGAATAGACAACTTATTTTTATTGTGTCGTAAATGTCATGAAATGGCACACAAAAACAAAGCTATTAATGAAAAATATAAAAAAATGTTATTAGAAAGAATACAACTTAGGGAAGCTGGTTATGTCTAATAAAAAAAATAAATATGAAATAAACTATAAAATGGAATTTAAAAACAGACCTACTAAATTTGAGGTGGAAACAAAACTTTTTAATTTATTAAGAGATGGATTTACTTTGCGAACACCAGAGGAACAAGATGATTATGTTAGAGCAAAAGAGATCAGGGAAAAGAAAAGTGCCTAAAAAAAAAGAAGGCATAAAATTAATTTACAAAGCGGAGGAATACTGGAAAAACTTTGTACATTTAAAAAAATGTCATGAGTGTAAAGTGGTAGCAGAACACTATTATAGATTTAAATTCTATTGTGAAGATTGCTACCAGAAACTAAAAAAACAAAGGGTGATAAAATGAACATAAGAAAGATAATAGATTCGTATAAATACGGATTAATTGATGGATTATTTAGAGGAAAAAAAAGTAAAACTAATTATAAAGATACAAAGTATGTTCGTATCTACAAAGAGGGTTTTGATTTTGGAGTAACTTTAAATCCTTACAGAATTAAAAATGACTGATATTTATAGCTTACAATTTGACCCACATAAGTTATCTCATCAACAAGAGCAGTTGGGTTTAGAGTATAGTGATAATGACACAGCACTAGAAATAATGAAAAAAGAATTGCAACTAATAATATCAGAATTAACACTTTATTATTCTCAGAATATAAAGTATAAGAACACTTCAGAATTAAATGCACATATTTATTCTGATAAAAGAATTAAGGACTTTAACATTAGATATGAAAAAGTACTTAAGCAGAGGAATCGGTCTAAAATTAGGTTCGAATCCTTTAAGACTTTCAGAGAGGACTTGAGAACAAAAGTCGTTAACGAAAGAGAACTGGCAAAACACAACATTTAACAGAAAGGAGTATGTTATGAGCCAACCAAAAATAAAAAAACTTACACAAAAAGAAATGATACTACAACATTTAAAAGAGGGTAAGGCGATCACCCCTTTAGATGCACTTACTAAATTTGGCTGTTTTAGATTAAGTGATAGAATATTTGTGTTAAGAAAAGAAGGTAATGATATATCTACAAATTATATAACTAAGGGTGGCAAAACTTTTGCTGAATACACTTTAGAGGGAGAAGCAAATGAGTGATAGATTATTTACTGAGGAAGAGTTACAAATACAATCTGAAAAACTTGATTTAGATAAAGAAAGAACTTTAGCTAGATATAAACCTGAATTTGATAGTATGAAAGAACTCATTCAAGCATTAGAAAACTATCAGTCAAAATATGGAAAAGAAAGTAATGTACATTTTGAGATTTTAGATTTAAAAGCAAAACTTTTAAAAAACAAAGAATCATTAGAAGATTTTTTAAAGGTGCTGTAATGGAATATATTTCTTTTTTTATTACTGTAATTTTATTTGCTATATTCATTCAGGTAGTTGGTGTTATATGATAGAGCATTTTAAAAAGTTTGATGGTGGTGGTAAGAAAGACTTACTGCCACTATCTTTTAGTCAGCTCACAGAGTTTGCTTTTCATAGAGAAAGATGGGCATTAAAAAGATTGTTTGGTTATGAGTTCCCATCTAGTCCAGCTATGATTCGAGGAAGTGTAGTAGAATCTGGTTTAAATATGTGGCTCAATGGAATTGATGCTGATGAATCAATAAAAAAAATGTTATCTGAGTATGATGAAAATATTAATCTACTAAAGGGATCAAAAAATTCAGAGGAAAGAGAAAATTTAGTTCCTTTATTTGAAGAGGGTATAAACAGATTAAAGGAGTATGCTTTTAAATTAAATCTTATAGGGTATCAAGAAAAAATAGAAATGAATATACAAGGAATACCATTAATAGGATTTACAGATTTTCACTTCATAGATACCAAAACAAAAGAAGATGTATATATTGACTTAAAGACTACTCTTAGAAAACCTAATGGAATATCAAATAGTCATGCTATGCAACAAGCAATATATCAAAGTTCAACTAACTGCTCACAAAAGCTATGGTATTTAGTTTGCAAAAAATCTGGTACTGAGTTTTATGAATTTAGTTTAGATAATTACAAAAGACCAATGCAAATTTGTGAACACATAGTCAAGGTTATGGGGAACTGGTTAGCAAAAGTTGATTCGTTAGATGATGTGAAAAACTTATTGATTCCAAACCCTGATGATTGGATATGGAAAGATGAAGCAGTATATAAAGCTAGAATGGAAGTATGGGGGTATTAATTACCCCTTTACCAAAAATAGTATTTAGGTTTATTATAAAATAGAGGAGAAAATAATGACATTTATAAGTAAAGAAAGCAAACCCCAAGAAAAATTAAAAGCATGGTATTTATTTACTGAAGATTTTATTGCTGGAACTATGAGTAATACAGCAGTTGAAGTAGGAGTGTATATAAGATTGTTATGCTGGAACTGGAACAAAAGATGCCAAGGTATACCAAAAGATAGCAATACATACTATAGAATAGCAAACTGTATCACAGAGGAGGAAAAAAAGGCTTGTCAAACAGTATTGAAACAATTTTTTGTAGAGGTTCAAGATCATTACCAGAATGAAAGACAACTGCAAGAATATTTATTTATCACTAAAAGAATAGAAGCATCAAAGCTAAATGGAAGGCTTGGCGGTAGACCAAAAAAACCTAGCATAGAACCTAAACATAACCTAGACAAAACCCCTCCTACCCCTACCACTACCCCTACCATTAAACCTAAAACCAATAAAAAGGATTATTTCCCTTTATTTTGGAATAAAATTATTAACAAGGTTAGTAAGGGAATAGCAGAAAAAAATTATAAAAAATTAGATTCTAAATGGAAAGAAAAACCAGAACAACTTGCAGAAATGTATAATAAATATTACAGTTCTATAGAAGATAAAAAATTTGCAAAACAGCCAGCCTACTGGTTATCGGCTAAAAAGTATGAAGATGAAGTTGCTAAAATAGAAAACAACTCTGGAGAAGTATACCCTTTAAGGTTAAAAATGTTCAAACAAGCAATACAAGACAAAGATAAAAGTTCTTTTATACAAAGTTTTGCTAATCAACATTTTCCAGATGTTCAAAGAGCAATTAAGGAGGGCGAGTTCACAAAAGAAGATGCAATTAAATATTTTAACATGGGTAGTAGACTTTGACAGATAGATTTAAAGGAAATGTAATAAGACCTGACTTTACTTTTTATAGTATGTCAAAAAAAGAGTATGATGATAACACACAAAAAGATAAATTTTCAACTGGTAAATGGTTATTTTGTAGTAAATGTGGAGCAAACCCAATAATAAAAGTAGATAATGCTAAAGAATATATATGTGAAAAATGTTTAAAAAAATATTTAAAAGGCAAAATAAAATAGAAGTGTTAAAAAAAACAGAACAATTCAAGAAACTTGTATGTGAAATAGATATAAAAAGATATGAGCAGAAAGAGTTTGAGAAAATAGTAAACTTACTTTATCAGGATATATTTAGAATAGAATAATGGCTAGACCTAAGAAGTATCATATAGACACAGAACAGCTACAGAAGTTAGCTAAATTAGGCTGTACAAACAAGGAGATGGGTGATTTCTTTGGGTGTTCAGCAGACTTACTTGAAAAGAGTTATTCGGATATATTGCTAAAAGGAAGGGCTGAGCAGAAGATGAGGTTAAGACAGCTTCAATGGAAAAGTGCAGAGAATGGTAATGTAACTATGCAGATATTCTTAGGTAAGAACTTATTAGGACAACAAGATAGAATAGAAGAGAACCAGTTAGAAGAGCCTTTAGTATGGACTAATGACTAATGCCACTTACTGAACCACAAAAA